CTCTTGGGTTACGGTCACCATGCCGAGCCCAAAACCGACCCCTAGGCCCTCGGCAATACGCTGTCCGATCTCGATCGTCACCTTCGATGGGGAGCCGATCCGCCACGGATGAGTGATCGCATCCTTGAGGTCGGCCATCTTCTCGCCGACCCATGAGGTGAGGCTTCCCCAGGCAGACGAGATACCAGCTTTTATGCCGTCGACGACGGCGGCACCAACGGCCATCGCAGCTTGGTAGACCGTTCCCACAAGACTCTTGATCGTCTGCACGAGCGAGCGGAAGGTACGAATCGGTATTTCTTTCAGCTCATTCCACGCCGTCGACCAATCACCGCGGAGAATGGCGAGTCCCGCGGTCGCCACCGAGGCGATGTTCCCTAGCTGCGCCTGCACGAGCGGCGGGAGCCTTGTCAGGTGCCCCTTCGTCGTGTTCTGGAGGTCTGAGCCCATCCGATCCCAGATCCGTACAAGGTTCCGCGATACGCTCTCGAAGGTCGGTTGCAGGTTCGCGCGATACCAGTTGGCGACTGACTCGGCTGCAGTCCGCACCTTCGGCCAATGCTCGCGGGCTGCCTCCGCGATCTCCCGAAATACAAGCGCCGCCTTCTGAACGGCCGGCACGATCCCGTGTTCGATCGCAAAGGTGATGCCCTCAAGCGCCGACTTCATCACGTTCTTGATCGTCGGCATGTTGTCGTTCAGGAACGACACGAGTTTGAGAACGTGCGGAAGTAGGACTAGTCCTATCTCCGTTCCCGTATCGCGCAGGCCGTTGGTAAGAGCGCGCATCTGATTTGCGAACGAACCCGCCGTGCGCTCAGCGTCACCTTGTGCAAGCGTAGTTTGCTGCATGATGAGGTTCGACCTAGCTAGAACCTTTTGCTGCTCGGTCATCTCCTCTTTGCCCTTGATAAGCCCCATGCGGAGCCCCTCGGCCTTCACCGCGCTCTCGTTCAGGAGCACTCCGAAGCGACGTAGCGGCTCCGACTCTCCAACGAGTCCTGAGCGGATCGCTAACAGCGCGTCTTCTACGGGCACGTTGTTGAAGCTCGAGAGGTCGGTCGCGAGCTTGACGAACTGAATCGACATATCGCCTGCGGCCTTCGTGCTCTCTGATAGCGGCTTGAGAAGCGCGCCCATATCCGCGGCCTGCTCGCGAAGCTCGAACCTGGACGCGCCCGTTGCCTTCGAGAAGGAGTCGAGCTCGTCCACCATTCGCGGCATTTGCTTGCCGAAGACAACCCTGAACTTCGACTCCACCTCCGCGGCGTCGGAGGCAAGGTCGATCATCTTCTTCCCGAGCACGGTCCCCGCGACGGTCAGTCCCGCGATTCCGAATGCCGCAGTCTTGGCGGCGTTCTTCAGCGATCGGCCGAAGCTCCCGGTGGCTTTCTGGGAACGACCTAGCGCCCGCTCGAGCGAGCGGCTGTCGCCGATGATCTCGACTTCGAGCCGGCGCGCCATCTAACCGCGCTCCCTCGGCATCGCGTCGTAGCAGCCGAGCATCTGCCCCGGCGTCAGGTCCCCGATGTCAGCGGGGCGCAGGTGAAACCAGTGGGCTATGTCGGGCCTCCAGTAGGACTCGGGACGAGCTCCGGGCTCTCCGAAGACGGACTCGAAGCGCTGCCAGAAGATCCGTTCTTCTCGGACGCTTCGGCGTCGCTCTCGCTCACGGGCAAAGGGTCGGCATCGTCCTCCAGTTCGTCACCCACAAAGGTGAGCTTCCCCATCTCGGCCTGCCACAGGACGTTCATCGGCTCCGAGTCCCAGGGCTGCTTTCCGGTGATGATGCCCGCGCGCATGAGTCCCACGAGGCCGAGCGCCAAGATGACGTCGGTATCGCCCTTCTCGAGCGCCTCGCCCATTTCGACGGCGGTCAGATCGGTCAGGCGCTTCATCGCGTGGATCTCCCAGTTCGTCCATGGCGGCTCGCACTCGTACTCACCGTCGATGCGCCTGTTACCGATCTCGATCTTGATCTTCATCTCGCGGCTCCCTTCAGAATCCGTTGCGACCGCCGAGGCGGTCGATCATGCGCTCGAGCCCTTCGACGATCTCGTTCGTGTTCGACTCAAGTGCGGGATTGAGCGCGATGCCGTATTGCATACGCACGTAGTTGGGGCGTTTCCACTTACGCCCCTTGCGGGACTGTCCGACCGCTACGCCACGAGCTCGCACGTACGCGCGGTAGCCCGCGGCCGAGCGAGCGTCGACGCGCGAGAAGAACGCCTCAGCATCCTTGCGAACGGGCTCGGCGGCATCTTTGAGCGCCGTGCGTGTCTCGTCGCGCAAGTCTCCCCCCATGCGCGAGAAGGCGCGTTGGAGCTCTCGCAGCCCTTCGAAACGGACGGCGGCAGCCGCCATGGCCTACGGGGTGATGTCTCGGACGAGCCCGGTCTGCGAGGCGTTGCGGAAGGTGATGGTCGTCGGTGCTGCTTCGCCGACCGTGGCGTCGATTGGGGTGTATTCCAGAAGCAGCGACGAGAGCTGAAACTCGGGGTTGGTCGCCGAGATGGCACCGTTGGTCGGCTTGACCGCCACCGTGAACGGCGTGTCCGAAGACGAGAGAGGCCACAAGGTCGCGTCCACCTCGCCTGCGGCAAAGTCGGGCAGAACCTCCATGGTGATGGTCACGTCGCCGAGGCCGGCGAGAATCTCTTTGTTAGTCGCACCGAAGCACGTCACGTCCACCTCGTCGCGGGAAGTCGTGATGACCACGTTGCGTACGTGGTCGCTCAGATCGACTGCATTGATCTGGACGACTGCGGTCTTGTAGACGAACTTCGCCATGCTCAGGCTCCCTTATCGGCGGGCTTTGACTTCGCTGCTTTGGGCTTCGCGGCCTTGGCAGGCTCGATGTGACCGGCGGCGATCAGCATCGCCTCGGTGTGCTGCGGAAACGCGGCTGAGAACTTCTCGCCAGGCTCGCAGCCGGACACGCGCCGGGGACCGGTGACTTCGTACTCGACAGGGACGATCTCAAGCCGTCCCCATCCGAGATATTGCGCCTCGTCCTCGGCCGAGAGCTCGAGGTCGCCAGACTCGCCGGGAGCCAAGCCCTCTACCGGGCGATGCCAGACGTTCTTGTACGCTCGGCTCACAGCAGCTTCGGCAACCTGAAGGCGCCCACCGTGACCGACGTGACGCCCGAGTAGGTGATATCCGCTAGCCCGTCGTCCGACTGGGCGAAGAGCTGCGACGGAAAAGGACCAATGAGTCGCGACTGGGCGTTCGTCACCGAAACGGAGACGTCGGCGATGCCGAGCCCCGAGTTGCCCGTCGAGCCAGGAGTCGCGACCGTCACCGTGATCGGGGAGCCGCCGCCGTTGTTGACGCGAATGTAGGTCGTATCCCCGGGAAGAAACGAGTCGCCGCCACCGGCCGCGGCCACGAGTGCGTTGTCGTCGCGGAAGCCAGTCAGATTGACTTCGTTGACCGTGAGAGTCGCCATGCCGCGCCTATCGGCTAGGCAATCAGATTCACCGTCCAGTCAGCCGAGAGCTTCTGCCCCGTGTCCGGGTCGAGCTGGTAGCCGGTCGCCTCGGAGACGTGTAGGTCGTCGACGGAGCCACCGAGCGTGGGCTCGGACTCGATGAGCGCTTTTACCGACAGGGAGCCCGCTTTCGCCAAATACTGATCGAGCTTCTCCTGCGCCGGCACGTCGAGCGTCAGCGCGACGGTGATGCGAACCGTCCAGGTCAGCTCGTCCATGCCCCGCTGCATCGCCGCGTCGTACTGAACTCCGCTCGGGAAACACTCGATCGTGGGCGGTGAAGGCGAGCCGAGTACGTAACCCTTTGACTGCAAGCCGAGAGGCGCGAGATTCGCGACGAGTCCCGCCCGGATGGAGGCGTAGGTGTAGTCCGCCACTACGCGACGAGCACCTTGCGCGAGTAGGGCGTGAGCAGATCCTCCACGTCGGGGTCGATCGACATCATCCGAACGACGGCCCCGTCCATGCCGAAGCCGACGACGCCGTGGGGCGCCTCCCGCAGACGCTTCAGGAACCGATGCGCCACCATCTTCGTCGCCGTCCGCACGGGCGAGGGCACCGCCGGCCACCCGAACTGCCCCGTCAGCTCGACGGAGCGGGGGAAGCCGGTCGGGAAGAAGTGCGCTCCGCTCGGATGCACGCACAGCTTCGACCACGGCTCGAGATCGGCGGCGGCGTTGAGCGGCTCCCGAACGTAGTCGGTGTTCAGCGTCCAGGTGTTCTCGAACGTCCCGTCGCCCGCGTCGTCGGACTTGAGCGTCGTGATGACCGAGATGTCGTCGATCCTGAGCGTGTACGGGTCATCGGGCGAGTAGTAGCGCACTTGGTTCGCGTCCACGTCCAGGTAGAAGCGCCGGCCGCAGAACTCGTCCACCTTTCGCGAAGCCGCGTCGAGCACGTCGCCTACGTCCAAGTCGTAGTTCTGGAGCCCGTCGAGCGAGAT